TCTATCAATGACGAGCACGATAGCGGTGACGGCTTGGTGCGATTCCAGCGCCTTTAATAACGTAATAATATATTGAGTACCGATATATCCGTAAGAGGTGTATTTGACGATGGGCTGCTTGAGATCTACCACTACGGGGAAGCTGTCGCGCCCTTGTTGCAAAGAGGCGTTGCGCTCCTGAAAATCATAGTGGTAATCCTCTTCATACCAATGCGAACTCTCGAAACTCCCCTTACGATAAGCTAAGAGGAGTTCGGGGAGTTTTTCAGCGAGGTAATTATGATTGATAGAGAATAGCATAATAATTTGTCAATTTGCTAATTTGCCAATTTGCTAATCGGCAAATCATTAATGGTGCAAAATTATTGCAAAGGCGGCGCAAAGAAAAGGACACGGAATTTTTCGGTTATCTTGCTGATATTAGGGAAGATGATGGTTTGCCCTGTAAGGGTTACTATATAGGTGTCGGAGCCCTTGCCGTTATCAACTATATTGTCGTCGATAGTGAGGGTGAAAGGCTCGCGGGCGTTGCCTACTACCAGCATTTCCTGCTCCGATACCAGGGCGACCACATAACGGCGTTGTTTGTGAAAGCCGATGAGCTTCTTGCGGGTGTCCTTAGACAAATCGTAGATAGGCAAGGAGACTTGTATATCGAAGTAATCGTTGTGGTTTTGTTGCTTGATGCTCACCTTGCGGTTATAAGGCGCGGGGTTATGCAGGTCGATACGCAACAGATAGCTGTTTTCATTGGGGGTAAGGGCGCGCAAATTCTGATTGAAGCTAAAAGAAGCCGCTTCAAACAAGAGCACGTGCGATATTTCGCGCGTAAAGGATTCGGGGAGGTTGCAAAGGTTGAGCATTAGTTGTTAGGTGCGAGCCGCACGGGCTATTTATCAATTTGATGCAAAAGTAGGGTGTTTGGAGATGTTGTGAAAGGACGGCTTTGTGGTAAGAGATAAGAGGTAAGAGGGGCATTAGGCGTTGTGTAGTAAGGGTTTGCGGGGTGTTTTAGGGGTGTTGGCTGTATGTTGCCTGTATGGTGGCTGTATGGTGGCTGTATGGTGGCTGTAGTGAAGCTAAGGGAGGGCTGTGGGGTGGCTGTGGGGTAATAAAAAAGGTAAAAGACTGTTTGTTAGCCTTTTACCTTTTGTTTTTAGTAAGGGACAGGTTTAGAAGTTTTTTATTCTAAATTTTCTATTTTTCTCAGTTTTTCGAGGTAGAAATCGCGTATTCGTTGAAAATCTTCATCGGTGAACTTGTTGTCTCTGAGTCTCATTCGCTTGTGTGTAGCTGCTGATGTACTCTTCTGAATTGCTCTTGCTACCTTGCTATCGGATAATTCTAATTGCTGAATGATGTATATTACTTTTTCGTGTGGTGTCATAGTTATTGTTGTGTTATCATATTAGTATTGTACCATTGCCACGCTTCATCTAAGAATTGTGTTTCGGATATTTCAGGGGCTAATTCCCCACCTGTTATCTTTACATTATTCTGAATTATTATGAGGTTGAACTTCTCATATTCATTGAATACGTATAACTTCTGAGGCTTTTTCTTTAATTCTCTGTTAAGAACTATCTGCTGTGTACGCTCTCTAATTACCAATATCAGAGATAAGTAGAGAGGTGAGTAGATAAAATGAAAACCATTAGGCAAATGCTCAGGCTCTGGCTGTAATGCCAATAAAAACTTTGGCATTTTTAGTTCAAAAAGTTTGTTGTTATCCATATTATTTTGTATATTTGCCCCTCATTTCTAAGGGTGTTAAATCGTTAGACTTGTTTTAATTTTACAAAGTAAAGCCCCTAATGTAGTGTTAGGGGCTTTTAATTTATCTAATAAAGCGATACTTAGGCAAGAAATTGCGACTACCCCCTATTTTGAATTTACTAACCATTTCGCCATAATAGTTAATAGGTTCATCAAGGCTAATTGTGGTAACATTGCGCCCATTGTAATCATATTGGTGCGCACTGTAACCTACTGACATATTGGGTAATCGCCATACCCCCCAATTCATAGAATTAAGATAATACAATATCCTACTGAGGTTATCTATATTAGCCTCGAATACTTTACCCTCTTTAATTTCATTTTCAAGGGCACGAAAGTCAGCTTCTAAATCTTGCATTTCTTTCTCATTCTGAATTTTCTTTGCTTCGTGTTTTCTCTTGCAGAAATTGCAGAATTTAGTGTACGCTTCATCCAGATTTTCGTTGGTAATTTCACCATCTACATCAATGAATGTTACAAAGTATGGTCTTTCTGTGAATTTTTGTGCCTCTACCTTTTCATAAGGCACTTCATTAACTTGTGGGTAACCTTGCTCTTTCTTTTTGAAAGTAACATTACCTGCTACAATGTAGGTGTAGCTATTTGTTGTGTAAAATTCTAATTTCATCTTTATAAGTGTTTTAAGTGTTAATATTGTTTATTAGCGATGAGAAATTTCAATCATATAAAACTGCTCTTCACCGCCTTGACGGTCTGCTATACCTACAATCTCTACTGTATAGGTTTCATCATATCGAGCATACCCTTCAATTTCTTCACCTTTAACGATGAACGTTTCAATTCGTTCGGGTGTATCTAATGCTCTTAACCCTAACCACTCATCACGGTCATCAATAGAGTCGTTGTACAGCTGTTCTGCTTCTTCGATACTATCTACATAATTGTAGTATCTGTATTTGTTTTTGATGAACTCGATTATCGCTTCATCGCTAATTGTTTCAGTGGTGAAGTTGTTGTCATTCACCCATTCTTGTAAGCCTAATGTTTTGTCTGTTGTTGTCATTTTCTTTGAGTTTTTAGTTTTTAGTTCTTCTCTAAATCCCATACAATAGGAGCGGTAATTAATATTAGACTCGTGTGTTAGTACATAGTCGTACCATTGCAGTATCTTGTCTTTGGGTTTGTCGTTCTTCATATCGTAGTAAATATCCTCGATATTGAAAAAATAGTCTGATAAACATATAATACCTATCCCTACATCGTAATTGTCAAATTCAAATTGTAGGTCTTGCTTGTGGCAAAATTCCTTGATGAGGTTGCGTGCAGCGTACTCGAATAATTCTACTGCTTCTTGTTCTTGTGATGATTGTTTTTTCATTGTTCTATATTTTTTCTAAATTGGACACAGCTACTGGAGTAGTGTATTTACCAATCCTTACTCTATATGTACAGTTTTCGTAAATCATATTAACGCTATCAACGCTAATAATAACACCTTCTATATTCTTAGAGATTATTCTTACTTTGTCGCCTTCTTTAAAGCGAACTTCTTCTCTTTTTTTTTGTTTTTTTCATTGTTCTGTAAATTTTATTTTTTTTGCTATTAATTCTACAATATCCACGGTTACGGCGTTGCCGATGAGTTTGTAGCGTTGTGTACGGGCTATGGGCTTTATATCGCTGTTGTAGTTTCCGTATTGTGTCCAATTGTCTGGAAATCCTTGCAGGCGTTCGCATTCTATTTCAGTGAGGCGGCGCATTCTACTAATTGCGTAGTCGCTGTTATGTCTTGTTAAAGCTGGACTAATCCCTTTTTCGTCAAATACCCTATTTTGTTGATATGGTTGCTTACCTCCAGATTCTTTAGAGGGATTTATTTGTATTATCGTCATATCGGAGTGTAAGCCTCCTGAGTGTCCTCCTCCTGTGAGGGTACTTGCAGCTTTAGGAATGATATAGGTGTCTTCTGGTCTCATTGAACCGCTTGCTTTGAGTATGGTACAAATCGCGGTTTGTGATTGACTTTGCGTTTTTGTTGTAAAAAGGCAATCATCTTCTGTGATAGGAAATACTCCTGGGATACTTCGTCCTGCAAGATGTCCGATAAGGTAAATCCGCTCACGATTTTGGGGTAAAACCCAGCTTGTATTAAGCAATTGCCATTCAAGTCTATAACCCCCAATGTTGGCAAACGCTTTGAGAATTGCCCAAAAGTCTGCGCGAGCATTGGAGCTGAATGCTCCCTTAACATTTTCCCAGATAAATACACTTGGTCTGATGTCAGCAATGAGGGCAATTGCGTGCTGGATAAGGCTACTTTTGGCTCCTTTAAGCCCCTCTCTTCTTCCAGCAGTTGAGAAATTTTGACATGGCGAACCGAAAGTGATAATGTCAATTCCTGTAAAGTCTCCTCCGTGAACAGAGGTAATATCTCCGATGTATTTTGCATTTGGAAAGTTTTTTTTATAGTTTGCTATTGCGTGTTTGTCTATCTCTGAAAAATAGTGCTCTGTAAATTGGTAGCCTGCTCGTTGAAAGCCGAGCGAGAAGCCCCCAATTCCGCTGAATAGGTCTATGATTTTCATTATTCTTTATACTTTTCGTTAATAACATCTAAGTGCTGGTATATCATTTCCGATAAGTCGTTAGAATACGACTCAAATGCATCAATTAGCACCTTGTCGTCTTTCATTGTTTTTTTGAATTGCTTGACTGCCTCGCCGCTAAAGTGTTTAAGCTGCCTGAATGAACGTTTAAATTCGTGGCTGAACTTTGTATCGTCAATTCCGTACATAAGTTCATTAAGGCTATCGGCATACGATAGGGCAAGGATAGCATAGTGGGCTATTTTCTCACGTTTTAGCACTGGCATTACTACTGCTTTATCGTGTTCAGCAATTGCGATATTCATTAGGTTTTGCGCTTCTTGAGTGGTTATATTTAGCCCTCTCGCACGGAGTTCTGTTAAAAATCTATTGTTATTACTTTTATTCATTTTAAGTGTTTTTGTTTACGATTAAAAAGGCACTCCATCATTAGGGGGTGTTTTTGCAAAGGCTTCAACGGGTGAAGCTGTAGGAATAGTATTAGTATTTCGCTCTTGTGTAGGTTCTCTCTGAGGGCTTGATTGAGGCATTGTTATTGGTTTTGCCATTGTACCAGTAAATTCATCATAAGGATATATTGTAAAATCGTTACTATCAACCATAAATTTAAATGCTTCAAAGGGATAACCACGAGTGTATTGCGGCACAACTTCTACTATATCCTTGTTGTTTTCATCAAGTTTTAGCAAGAAAACTGTTTCTGCTTTCTTAGTAACAGCACTTCCTAAGTGTCCAGTGGCTTTGGTAACACCGTAAGCAACGTGAATGATTGTGCAAATATGTATCTTATATTCATCTGTCCACTTGATGAGTTTCTGTACTATTTGGTTACTCCATTCGAGGTTATTTACATCGTTCATTAGGTCGGCAACCCCATCGATAAATACTAATTTCACCTTTCCTCTAAAACGTTCTAAAACTTTATCAATAAATGCTACTCGTTCTTCTACTGACAATTGTAGTATTTTAAAAGTTAGATAGTTAGGATAGTTTGTTCCTACCACTTTAGGCACACCTCTAAAAGTCCGCTGAGCATAATACTCTGATTGCTCCGTGTCAAAATCTAAGATGTAATCATCATTTTTTCGATGAGAGCATAATAAAGGAAATCGATATGAGGCATTTCCTCCGATATAGGTAGCGCATAGTTGCGTTTTGAATAGCGTTTTTTTGCTCTTGCTGGGTGCAGCTATTACGCTAAAACTTCCTGCTGTCATTACTGGAGTAGGCACGTAATTGCTATACTCTTGGTGCTCTCCTATGCTGATGATAATCTCAGGTGGTTTTATCGGTTTATCGAGTGGCACGTATGCTTTCTCATACTCTCTTTCAAACCATAAATCATCGAAAGGAGATACTTCTACGCCATCTTCTAATTCTTGCAATTTTATTGACATAGTAACGATAATTTAGTGATTTCTGATTTGATAAAATACTCTATCTCCTCTTTTTTGTACTCTTTTTGCAAAACAGCAACGCAATCAGACATTTTTTCCTTTACAATCTCATTCTTTTCTGTTACAATTCGCAAAATATCTTCTATTCTGTACTTATCATTCAACGTTTCGCTCTCTTCTGCGGGTGTTTTATTAGCTTCTGCTACTCTTTTAGCCTCTCTTAGTGCTATTTCATAGTCTTTGTAAGCAACTTCGTATCGGAGGCTTCTCGTAATTTCGGCTATATCCTCAATCCAAAATTCAAGCGGTTTATTAACGATATTGTGAACGTGTGATAATACGCTGCTTGCAGTTACTTTTTCTTTGAGTTCATTTGCAAATAGATAGCGGTTGAGAAATACAAAACAAAATAATCGCGATAGTATAGGGTACTTATCGGGGTAATCTTCAATTGTTGAGTTAATGAACCTTAACACTGAATTGAACGCTACCTTGTCATCGGCATTTCCTTTTCGATTTACAAAATATTGCAATCGCCGCATTGCAACATTAATATCCATTGTGTTTTTTAGCATTTTTATAAAATTTTAGTTGTTAAATCAAAATTACAAATCACCAATATTGCGCACAACTCCCTTTTTACTACTTTTTAGCCCTTTTTGCGGCTCTTTATTGTAAAGTTGGGTATTTGTAAGTCCAGCGTTGTAAAACGTGCTAAAATGGTCGGTTTCTAACATTTTATCGGGGGATAGGGTGAATTGCGGATAAATCTCTTTCTGAATAAAAACGCCTTTAATAGCCAATTCGATTTCCCCCTGAGTGTAATTCTTGGCTACTTCTATGAGGTTCATTCTTGCATTACCCAATATCGCAACATTGCCTATCGCTCCTACCTTGTAAAACTTCTTAGCATCATTCCAACGTTTCGACAACCAACCGACCAACGCCGCTGTATCTCCCTTGAAGTCTTCATAGGCTGTTAAGGTCGATTTTTTGGTTTTCGGTTTTTCCTCGTGCGTGTGCGTGTTTGTTTGTTTATATATTTCTTTTACTTTACTTTGTGGATTAATGTCTACATTAACTCCACTTGAAGGATAGTTAATGTCTACATTAACTCCGTTAAACTGATGTTTTTGTATTTTTTCAGTTTTTTCAACATCTTTTTTTTCATTAATGTATACATTAACTCCGTTTAAAATCCAATATTGTAAACATTCAGTATCTTTTCTTCTTTTTGTAGCTTCTAAATAAACTTTCTGAATATTTTTACTTGTTAGTATGTTATGCTCACTAAACATAAACCCATCAAAGAACTCATATTTAACAAGCTTGCTAACCACCTCCTCAACAAGCCCACCAGATAACCCACCGAGCCTTGCCAATTTGTTTTTTAAAAGTTCCGAAAACTCCACGAAGTACCCATTACGGTATATTTCACAAAGCAGTCGCAACACGATTATCTCTCCTTTCACAGAGAACTCCCCCGAGATAGCCAGTATTTTATCGTCTTCAAAAATCCCAACGTCCAAAGGGAAATAATCTAATCCTTGTTTATTTGGTCTTGCCATAGTTGTTAAGTTTTTTAAAACACTCCCTTACCCTTGATAAGCAAGGGAGTGAAAAATGAACGAGGATTAAAATAATGTTGTTTGATTAAGATCGTCAATCATTCGCTGTAAATTCCTTTGCATTTGGTTGTAATAAGAAGGCTTGAGTTCTATCCCTATAAAGTTGCGTTTTAGCTTCAAGCTCTCGTGTCCCTCGCTGCCTATGCCACCAAATGGACTTAACACTGTTTCTCCCTCATTACTCCATAAATGCAAACAACGCCTGATAGTTTCGAGTTGTAATGGACAAATATGCTTCTCGTCTTTCTCATCACGAGCAGATGTGTATTGCAAGGTGTCGGAGTAATTGATATCATACCATACTGGCTCGGCATACTTTTGCCACAAATTCACTGGTAGATAATTCTCTTGTTTCTCATCTGTTACTTGGTGTGTAATTGGCACTAAGTTATCACCTGCATTGCGAAATACTAAGATATAATCAGGAATACCCGTGCGTGACATACTGCTGTCTTTTAAGATTGTTTTATGAAGCAATCCGATAGACTTGGTACGAGTTACTTCCACTACTGGGCTCTTCCAAATTGTGATTCTATCGTGGTAAATAAACCCCTCTTTTTGGAAGGACTGAATGAGCATTCCTGAAAAGTCTTTAAGCCCTATGTAGCCGTCCTTACCTTTCATCGCTGGCAAGTCCATACAGTGTATGGCTATCAATCGCCCACTCTTCACTACTCTTGCTAATTCTTTTACAAGGAACTGAAAATGTACAAAGAACTCTTCATAATCTTGGCAGTTACCCATATCACGAATATCATCTGAATAAACGTATAACTCAGCAAATGGGGGGCTAAATATTGAGAAGTCTATACTATCAGTAGGGAGTTTAGCCACCTCCTCTACGCAATCGCCGTGTATGGCTCTGAATGTAGGTGTTTGCATATTTCTTGGTTTTTAATCATTAATTCTTGCATTTGTTTAAATTGTACCTCCTTATCTCTTATAGAACTCATAACGTTCTGCATTGTGTCGGTAGTGATGATATTCACTGTTACATCACCTTTTTTTCCAAAACGATGTGATCGTCTTACCGCTTGGTAAAATCCCTCAAAAGAGAAATCAGGACTCATAAAAGTTTGATGTAAACAGTGCTGAAAGTTTAGCCCGTACTTTGCTATTTGCGGTTTGGTTACTAATACTCTGAACTTACCGTCTACAAAGTCTAACAGCTTTTGCGCCTTTTCCTCTGGGGTATCACTTCCTGATACTTCTACCGCTCCACGAATACCTGCTGTTACCTCCTTGCTTTCATCATTGTGTTTTACCCATACGATATGAGGATCATCATCAGAATTAGCAATCTCAATAGCCTTAGCAATACGTTGATCTTTGGTACGCCTTAACTCCTTATTAAAGTCAGTAGCCGATACTGCCATATCAGGGAATAACAAGCCGTTACTAAAATCATTTTGTGTAATAATTTGGTGCTCCTTGTAAATCACCTCGGATAAGTCATATCCTTGCATTGGGTAACCTATATCAGCAGGATTGGTAAGCATTACCGCCCAACTTGATATGAACTGATAGAACTTCTCTATTGCGTGTCCTTTTAATCGCCATTTGCTCGTGTGATCTTGATCGTTAATAAAGTAAGTAGCGAGCATTCCTAACCTGCTTTGATAGCCCAAAAACTCTGAATGGTTTGCCAACTCCATTGGGTCATTAGGGGAGGGAGTAGCTGTAAAAGCAAACTTATAGGGGGTATTGTGGAAATACTCAAAAAGTTGCTTTTTTATTTGCCCCTCAAAGTTTTTCATTATCGAACTTTCATCAACGATCAGCCCCGCATAATCTTGTGGGTTGATGTTGTGCAAATTCTCAAAGTTGGTAATGGTTACCTTATCAAGGTCAAAACCGAACTTTTCTGCTTCTCTTTTGGTCTGTGCTACCACCACCAAAGGAGCAATGATAAGCACGGGTTTATTAGCGTACCTTACGATTTGGGTAGCTGTTTCAAGTTCCATTACCGTCTTCCCAAGTCCGCAATCAGCAAATACAGCGTGTTTGCCTTTCATAAGGTTTTGGGCAACAATATGCTGCTGAAAGGAGAATAGTTTAGGGTTCATCGGTAGCGGGGTAAATCCCTTATGCTCCTTTGCCCGTTGCTTTTGTTGCAAAAATTTCTGATACTCATTCATTTTGATTTGAAATTAGAGATTTGAATTAGATTGCCGCGCGCTCAATCTCCTTTCAAATCGGTTCTACAAATTAGACGGCTTTTTAGCCATTTGGTAGTGATTGGTTATTAGGTAGTTATGCTGTTTTTTGGTCATTTTATCGTCTTAAATAGCCCTCTTTTTGGACAGGTTTTAGACATTTAAGTAATCTTAGCCCCCGCTCACGGCTCGAACGTGAGTGCTTGCCTATCGGGGTACACAATGGATAAAACTACAACGTATTATTATTTTGTGTTAATGTTCTCAATAGTATTGTTCAGTAATTCAGAAATAGCGTCAAAATCTTCTTCGCTAATTTGCCCCAACAATATCCTTGCAGATGTGTGTAAGGCTTCTAAACTGTCTATTAATTCTACCCCTACATCTGAATATAGGTGTCCATTTTGAATGAGGTTTAAAACCTTGTATCTCTGAAATTCTATTAAGTCCAATAATGCTCTTGATTGTGCGAAATAGTCGCTTCCGAAAATGTTTGAACCTTCAAACTTCATTAGTTTGTCAATGGCTTTTAACAAAGCCTCTTTTTTGTCAATTTTTAAATTCAATTCTTTCATTTTTAATCTTAATTAAATACTTTTGGTAAATGTTTGTTTTTGTAAGAGTTCCTAAGATAATCAACAAGAGATTCAAAGGTGGAAATAAAACCCTCATTGATTAGTGCTGTTACTTTGCGCTGAAATTCCCATAACTCCTGCTGTTTTTGTTCTTCTCCGAAGTCGTTACGTATTCCGTTTTTGTGGTCTCCAAAAACAATATAATTTAGAGCTTCTGCTACTTTTCTCATAGCGGTTGCGATAAATTCTTTTGGCACAAGTTTGCTAACTGCTGAGCAAAGTTCTTTATAACTATCCCCCGCAAGGTTTCTGAATTTTATCATTTCGTCATAAACGAATTTTATAACTTGCAATTTAAATGTAGGGTTTAGCCACATTGCAAAATCAATAAATAAGTAAGGGTGCATCCAAGTACCTCCGCTATATTTTCCACGCCCTGTTTTAAACACGGGATTTCCCGTATTTAAAAAATCTATATCATTTTCAATAGCTTGTATATATTCCTTTGTAGATTTATTTAAGAAGAAGTCATCAATATCTTTCTTTTTTAAATACGTAGATTTTACGGGTTTTAAAACTTGTTGATTTTCAGTACTATTTTTTAAATACCCAGAATTCTGGGTATTTAAAACTTGTTGATTTTCAACGGCATTATTCCATTGCTTCAATAATGCAGTAGCATTAAAAAATCCGTCTTTAGTACGCTGGATAACATCAAAGTTACCCATTTTGCGAATCATATTTTGATTTGTTATCATAGGTTATTTGTTTTTAGGGGTTAGTAATTCTTTAGAGTAGAAGATGAGGTTATCCAAGTTGTAGAAGTCATCAGCGGTTAGACAACCTGCAATGCAGTCGTCAATCGTCTGTATTTGCCACAATATAGAGTATAGGCTATCCTTTACCCTGCTTTCAGGCAACTTGTCTATTACCTCATTAAAAAGGTCTAATAGGTGATTTTTCGTTTGGGTAAGATTGTAGATTTTACCCTCCAAATCCATTCCGATATGTTCTACTTTCGGTAGGATTTCTAAAAGTGAAGTGTGGGCAGTTTTCGCACTGCAAGGCGTGTTTATGCAATTACTGCTATTCATTGCATTAACATTTTCAAAGTTCTTTGGCATTTTACGTTTGAAAATATTTGTTAATAATAAGAAATAAGAAAGGCTATCGCCCTCCGTTCTCGCCAAAGAACAATTACTTACTTTATCAGTAGAGCAATCCGTAAATGGAGTTTGATAGCCTTGTACATTTGCAATACAAGAATTTGCAGTAAAAGCAAAAATCGCTCCTACAAATAAAGTGATATAACGTTCTTTGGCGTTGAACGTTGCAAATGTACGACTATTTTTAAAACTAACAAACATTTTCATTCGTTTTTTCATTGCTTATTTTACTTTAAAACTTGCTTATTTATATCTTCACTTTGATATTCAGTGTTTTACAACTTGTTTTTGTCCTTGCTTAACGAGGGTGAAACTTGCTTATTCCTCATTATCAGGTTCAGGCAAATCAAGATTGAAATTATCTATACACATTTGTCTTACTTGTTGCTTAAACTCCTTTTCCCATTCATAAGTGCTTAACTTGGTGCTACTCATAGGTACTCGCTGTATCTCACCTGTGGCAGGATTAGGACGCTCCTCATAATTACACAAGGCTTTTAGTACATTATGCACCTCATTAGGAGGGTAAAACTCGCCCCAAGTGTCATTCATAGCCTGCTGAATGATAGGTATCCAAACGCCCCAATAGAAAGCATTTTGCTGTACGCTTCTTTTCTTGCTTCGCCTCTCAATGGTGATATTGATATTTGTGTCCTCAAATGAGGCTATAGCCTTTTGTATAAGATTGCGATTTTGTACCAATTTACCGTTTTTTACGTTGCTCGGAATGGTTATCTTTTTCATTGTTATTATCTTTGAAAGCAAGGCAGGACTCGAACCTGCTACTATCCCGATTGACACTTGCTTTTTGTTTTCTAAAACGGCATTCCGTCATCTTGTGCGGGTGCTTGTCCGTAATTGTTAAACATTTGCCCCTGCTGGTATTGCGGTTGCCCTTGTGGTGGGTAGGCTGGTTGCGCATATTGCGGCTGCTGTACGTACCCTTGTGGGGCTTGCTGGTACTGCTGCATAGGCTGTTGGTATTGCTGCATAGGTTGTACAACCTCAATCTTCCAACCTACAACCGTATTGAAGTACTTAACCTCGCCTTGCGGACTTGTCCATTCACGCCCTTGCAGGTTAAAATGTATCTTAACTATTTGCCCTATTTGCAAGTTATCCAATAAAGCACAATTGCCTTGTGCAAATTGAATGATAATATCTTGTGGATATTGCCCATCGGTAGTGATTACCAAATCACGCTTTTGAAAACCGTTTTGCCCTACTGTTTCGGGGGCAAATATTTGTTTAATTCGTCCTTGTATTTCCATTATTTTGCTTGTTGTTTTTGTTATTCTTAAAGAGTTGTTTAAAACACTTTTTTAAGTAAGTGATAAATGTTTCTTTTTGAGCTTTTTCAGGAACTTCATCTGTTAGCCTTCTTAGAGTTAAGATTACCAAATCATTACAGTCCATTTCTGAACCACAATACTCTTTTTTCATTATCTCTAATCTGTATCCTGAATTATAAAAAACTTGTCCTTTTTTAAGGTGGTCAAACAAGTATCTTTCTCTTACCACCGTCCAAATATCACCTACTTTTGGTATTATTTTAGCCATTATAATAAAGGTTTTGCTATTTCTAATAATTCTTTTTGTTCTTCGAGGAATTTGTCTCTAATTTCTTCTGTTTCAAAACACATAACCCTTGAGTTGTAAATTTGATTTATAGCTGAAATATCTAATCCCTCTTGTCCTATACAATATTTGGTAGAGCATTTATTCCAATCGGGCTGCCAACCCTCGTTGTAATAGTCTCTAAGAATTACAAGTTTTCTAAGTGCTTCAAAACAAAAAACATTTTCCTTTTTAGGGTAATTGTTGTCAAATTCATCACACCCATCGTTTTTTCTAAGCCACTCTAAAGCATCTTTGATTGTAGGTGTAGGTGCTTTTTGTTCGAAACCTTGAATAGTATAAGGAGATGTAGATAATGTCCTTATTTTGTGTTGCCCTCTACAACCCTCAGCTGTATAATAACGAGTATTATGACCAAATAGTACCGTAATAGGGTGATGTGGGATTTCTGTATTCACATCTAATACTTCTCCTTTTATATCAGGTTCGTATACTTGGTCATATACCTTCATTCCTACTTTAAATATTGTTTTCATTTTCTTAAAAAAGTCGTTACTAAAACGCTTAGGTGCGAAAATCTCACGACTATTGGTTTTACTATAATGATTTCCATACTATCGGTTAAGATAGTCATTGTGTTCATTCGTGTTTATAAAAACTTTTACTTTTATGCAGTTCTAATACTTCGCTGCTTTCTTTTCTATTTGCCTCAATAAACGCACGAGCCTGCTGTATGCTTAGGTGTGTATTGATATTGCCGTAAGCGTGCGTATATTCGCCCTTTGCGTGCGCTTCTTCTATCGCCTGCTGTATGTACTCCTCGCAGTAATTATGCTCAATAGCATAGAGGTCGTAACCTTTGGCGGTAATGCCCTCCAAGTGTACTGTATCAGTAGCGTGAAATATCTTTTGCCCACTATTGAGGAATATTCGCCATCCTACATTCGGTACATCGTGATACAGCTTCACTGGCGATACTTTAAACGCCCCGTAATCGTATAATTTACCTACTTGCAACACATCAATATTGTTTAAACCCTCCAACCTCTCTAAGAGAAAATCAGCACAAGCAATACGAAGTGTTGGTCGCTCTGCTTGTAATCGTTGTAAGGTTCGCAACTTCAAATGGTCGCCGTGCTGGTGTGTGAGTAGCACAATTTTCAAAGAACGTTTTACAGATTCTAAGGCTTTGAGAGAAACGCCACAATCTACCATTATTGAGTTGTCGTAAATCACGGCGTTACCCTCGCTACCTGAATTAATGACTTGTGTTTGTATCATACTTGTTTAAAATCGACTTGCTTTGGAGATGGTGCGCCTGCTACTGCTTGCGCTATGGGTTGCACCGCTTCAGGTTCAGTAGGCTCGTTTTGCTCAATAACCTCTGCATCTATTATCGTACGCCCTTGAGTCTCTACAACATCTTGCTCTTCTTGCATATACATTGCCCCTAATTGTACAGGAAACGCTTCACGTAAGGCTTGCACTTTAGCTACTTTACCTATCATCGTAGCCTTTTTCTCATTCCAGCTGCTTTGCTTCTTGTCGTATTCGCTAAGATTAACTTTTGCAACAAAAGGCTTTGAACGATCTTTGCGATATACCTTTGCCCACGCTCCTAATATCTCGTCTGTAGGTAGATGAAAATTGCCCTCAACTTCTATTACTTCATTATTTCGTAATAAAATAAGTCCTGCTTCTAATCCATCGTAACTTGGATTAGCTTCAGCACGTTTCATTAGTGCTTCTTTACTGACAATCATTTGCGCTGGGTTGTTGCCAAACTTAATAAGATACGCCTCATTAAGGAAAGGGTTTAATTGGTTGTACTTACAAATACTAATAAACATAGCCACCTCTTGGTCGGTTACTGTTGCATTACCCCTTGTTAAGTATGAGCGTACGATATTGTAAGATAGTTTAACAGGCTCGCCCGCTACTTTGTATTCTGTTTCTCCGCTTTTTGATTTTGATGGTTGTGTTTGTTGCAATACTGCTGGTTGAAATGTTTGATTTTCCATTGTGTTATACTTTGTATTGAATGTTATTTGTTTCTAAGAAAGCGCGTAACGCTCTAAGTTGCGCCATTGTGCCTATCACTGTAAAAGTGGCTTGCACAATCTCATTTTCGTCTTCTTGTACTGCTTCTGTAGCCTCTTGCACTGGTTCAGGTTGTATCGGTGTTGCAGGTTGCGCCTCATTAATTACTTGTGCGGGCGCTTGCAAAGGGGCTTGTGCTTTTGCCATTGCTTCAGCGGCTAATCTCGCTTGCTCGGCTGCTGCTCGTTGCGCCTCGATACGCGCTAATTCAGCTTCACGTTGTTGTTTGCGATATTGTGCATTCTGTATCGCTCTTGTAACATCAAGTGTTTGTTTATATTCAGTTAGTATTTCAGCCTTAAACTCGTCAGGTTCATTTAGGCTCTCAATAAGTTGGAGGCTTTTTGATACCTCGCCTACAAAGTTTGCAACTTGCTCTTTAAGGCTCTTATCGCTGACACTAAGTGTGATATTCAGAGGCAAGCGTTCAAAGATGAGGAAGTCAATACCTTGTGCAGCGCAAAACTCAGTGAAGTAATCTTTGATACGCCCCCGCTTATCGTCTAATAAACGATTTTGCACCTCGTCTATTTTAGATTTTAGCGTACTATCAGCCTTATCATAATGTACTCTGATATGCTCTTTGTACGCTTTCTCAAAGGCTTCATAAGGTGCATTTACCTGCTCTTTGATAAATTTGCGTTGTGTTTCAAAATCATCAAGTTCTTTGCGTAACATCGTGCGGGTGTTTTTCGCACTCTTCAAAGTCTCATCAGTTACCAACTGGTTGTCGAGGTTCAGTTCAGCGATTTTCGCTTCAATTTGTTGCCCTACAGCTTTGATTTTCTCATAAACAATAATAGGGGCTTGTTTCAGTGTTATTAATTCTTCATTCATTTGGTTTATGTATTTTAGGTTATTACTTTTCTTAAAATAAAGTGCCGTGCGTTGTTGTGATGAATTATGTCCAGATTTTTAAAGAATAACACGGCACTTATTATTGGTAGAGGCTCTTTTTTCTTTGTTTTTGTAGGACATTCGACTAATTGCCTAACATTCTTACTTCAATTAGCCGAAGCCTACATTTAAATAACAAATGAGCGGATTTAAGACATTTTTTTTATCATTTTGTTTATCTCATTGCGCTTTGCTCTCAACTCGTGCAAAAACTCTCTATTGCTAATCTCTTGCACTTCATACTTGTCATCTTGGTACGAATTAGACATTAGGAAATTTAATGTATCAATACCCGTATTATCAACTCGCAAGGCTGTTAATGATGAGTTGTTAGTAAGTGGCAACTCTTCATAAATGCTAATACACCAACTGATATTCTCAAACTTCACTCGGTAGCATTTGCCTAATTCTAAGGTTGTGTTTTGCTCTTTCATAGTTGAAATGATTTTTAAGGTTAAATAAACTGGTGATAGTCGTGTGATAAACTTTCATAGTAACGGTTGCGCTCGTCAATTCTATACTCTTTCACAAGTCTTTCGTACTCCCTCTCTAATTCATCTTGTGCTTCAGCCCATTGTTCATTGGTAAGGTCATAGTATACTGTATGTTTACCCACTCTCTTATAGAGTTCAGACTCAACGCTCAAAACGCTCTTATTATAGCAACCCGATAGGCGCATAGTGTAGCAGCCGCAATTAGCTTTTAAATGCCACCACCCCTCGTGGTCGTTATCTTTTTCAGGGCGCAAAGCCGCTTTTAGTTTGTCAAAAATAGGTTTGGAAATGTAATATTCTTCATTCATAGTATGTTGAAGTAATAAGGGTGATACAAGACCTTGCAGTAAGTTTTCAAAGTCTTTTTCAATAGGCTTCTTGTCGCCTAAAGCGATGTTAAAAGCCTCTTTTTCAAAAGGCTCACACTCATTATAGCGTTTGCCTTCGTAGGTTACATAGCCGTCTTGAAGAAGAATTTGGCTATTTTGTTTGGTAGTTTCGCTCATTTGTTGTAATTTTGCCATTGTAATTTTGTCTTTGTGATTTTAATGTTAATACTTATTTTAAAATTGCAAGTCATTAATGCGGTGCTGGGATAGTGCCGCTTTTTTTATTTGCGTTTCATTTTTCTCAATACTTTTCTTATATCATTGTTGCGCAAATCTTCCAATTGTTGCATGCTTATCAATGTACGCCCTCCCGAAAGATTCTCATTCCTTAGTGTGCCATCAGTTATCCACGTGCGAATAATATAGTCCGATACTCCCAAGTAATCAGCTGCTTCAGGAACGCTCAACATTCTCTTTGCTAACTTGCGATACTCGTATTCCTCAATAGCCCTTGCAATCAAATCTACCGTATTCGGTATAACTCCCTGCATTTGCCATAACTCCTCACGCTCGTTGGCGAATAGTGTATTAATATCTTCATTCAATCGTTCTACTCTACTTAACATATCTCAATTATTAATTGTTAATTAGTAAAAGCCTCTTCCTCTGTAAGTTCTACAATCTCAAGGAATTTCTCCCTTACCGCTTCCGATTTCCTATAAAAGCGCGTATTCTCTTCAGCACGCCACTTGCATAATGTCCAAATAGTAACATTTAAACTATCCTCTAAAGCCCTCATCGTAGCCTTATCTTTTAATTTTTCTTTCGCTTTGTTTGTAAGTTTCATATCTTTTTAGTACTTTTGCCAAGTCAAAACGACTAACTGTTTTTGCTATCATTTTGACGGTGCAAATGTACAACACTTTTGTTGTAACTTCCAAATATTTTTACAACTATTTTGATGTAAAAATGAAAATATTTTACAACTAATTGAATATCAATTATTATTTTTTTTAGAAAAAATGACAACCGAGCTAAATATATTCAAAGGAAAAGATATTGATGAAGTTTTAAAGGCATTAAAGCAAGCGGGAGAAGCGCAGTATGCAAGTGATTTGCAAGAAAAGTATTTGCCCGATTGGCAACGCCTTAAAGTAGAAGCTATTTTTGAATACTTGTGTACCAATAAACGGTATAACTATCGTTTTGAAGTAGCAAAATATAGTGTAGATTTTGGATATTGTTTGCAATATAATCCTAATGAATGGGATGATGATTTAAATAAGGGCGGGTTTGAGGCTTTTTGGCAAGAACGTGAAACCGTATTACAAAAAATAAAGGGGACGTTGTCCGATTACAACCTCCCCGTGGATACCACTATAAAGATATTCAGTGCTATTAGTTCCCTTTTTTAGCCAACATCTCTTTGTGTTGCTTTATGAGTACCCTTAATGCTTGTTTCTTTTCTTTTGCTAATATAACGCCTTGTCTGCGTTGTATATAATCCAGCGCATCTCTATAAACGTTGTATTCATCCTTGTTACGGCTCAAAATGTAGTGTAAAAACACCTCTAATTTCTCAACGTACTGATCTAACTCATCATCAGAAACGAGTATTTGCCGTTGGTCTATAATAACTCTCGAATTGTTTTTACGATACAACAAGCACCATACAATTACAAGCAACAACAGTATAATAATAATATCACTCATAGTGTTTAATCTTTAATTTTTTGCAAAGATATGGAAAATAATTCAGATGTACAACAAAAAAGTAGTAAATCAGAAATTGCAGAAAGACTCAATAAAGTGTATTCATACATTAAAAAAAACACTGAATTTGTAAATCAATCTCTCTTTGCTGAAAAAATATCAGAACAGCGTAGTAATTTATCTTCCGCTTTAAATGGTAATGAAAAATACATTACCAAAGGACTATTAATGAAAATTACAAAAGCGTTCCCAGAGATCAACCCTATTTGGTTACTCACTGGACACGAATCTATGATAAAAGGAGAAAAAACTCCTAAAAAAACTATAAATTCATCAGTCCCTATCCTCGCCGATGAAGCAATAAATTACAACGAAAAAGGCGTACCCTATTACAATATTGATTTTACCAATGGATTTATGGGAGTAATAGAATTTAATAACGTAAAACCCGATTATTACATCAATTACCCACCCGCTAACAATTGCGATTTTTGGATCAACGCCACAGGGCAATCAATGCAAAACACTATCAATCACGGCGATATTGTAGCCGTCAAAGAAGTAGATCTTACGTGGTTTCCACTTGGCGAAATATACGCCATAGTAACCTCCAACGGCTACCGCCTCATCAAGCGAATCACCAAATCACGCGACCCTAAATGCTATCGCCTCGTTTCCGAAAACCCCGATAAAGATAATTACCCCGATCAAGATATACCAAAACACTATATCACTCGTTTATTCAAGGTAATCATAGCAACTAAAATAATTAATTAGTAACTAAATTTTTATTAAATGAATCTAACAAATTGCCCCGCTTGTCAAAAGCAAATCAGTAGTTCAGCAGAAACGTGTCCTCATTGTGGACATCCTATTAAAAAAATAAGAGAGCAAAAAAACTCACTTATAACAATGATCGCTATTATGGTTATATGTTTAGTAGTTTTCTTTGCTATCAAATTGCAAGGTTTATTCAAATAAGTATTACCAATGAAAAAATTATTAACTATTTTAGCTTTTATCATCATTGCAGGAACATTTTTAACTTGTACCAAGGATGATGATAGTAGCAATAAAAGTAACAAAAACAATAAAGGAAAAAACAACTCTGAACAAGAGTGGGTTTGTGGTGAATATCACGGAAAAACTCTTTATACAGGTCCTAAAGGCGGTTGCTATTACAAACAAGACGACGGCGAAAAAACATACGTAGATAGAAAATATTGCAAATGCTTAAAGTAAAATAACAATGAGTTTCCTTAATAATCTCCTCAAAGGCTTCATACGCTCAGCGGTCAATCAAGTAGGGCGTGATGGCGGTCGTGTGATTAGTAATCAATTATATGGTGATGCACACGCCTCACCTGTGAGACTATCACAATCACAAATATCAACTACAACGCAAACCATTGAGCCTCAAAATACATATAATACACCTTATAATTTTCTCTCAATGGCATTTGCCGATTATCTTATATTCAAAATAATAGCATACTCTTTTTTTAGCATTATCATTGTACTCATAGGTTCAATATATACCTATATAAGAGGCGTTGAATATTCTAAAAAACAGACAATGGAAATATACGGTACAGTAAGAACTGCAATCACCACTACCGATAGGCGTTATCGCACTGGCGCAAGAGTAACAGGATATAGAAATAGAAAAGCAGTAATAGCCGTTGAGCCTACTGACTATGCACATCTAAAATACTATAAAACCAAAGGGAAAATATACAAAATAATCGCTATATCTGCTATAATACTCGACTTTATAATATACTACTTTATAGAATAACAAAAAAAAGCCCCGAACGATCACGCGCGGGGCTTTTTACATAAACCAACAATATTAATATAAAGAAAAAAAACACTTCCTAAATCGCCAACACAACCATACCCCAAGTAGCAATATAAACCATAACCACCAGTAACTCATAACACTATTCACTTCTTTTGTTTTATGAGAAAAAGCCGTTGTGCTTTCTGCTTTTCGTAATTCATTATTAGTTGCGCTTATAGTATTCGTAAATGTGGCAGCTATTTCGCTTTTCACTTTTCGCTTTTCACTTTTAACTCTTATTACTGCCTTTCCACCACTTACCCTTATAGTTTCATTATCGCCGTCTCTAATGCGATAATACACTAACTCTTTGCTGTTGCCTATACTATCCTTATCGCTCTCAACTGTTACCTCGTACTCTTGCGAGGCGTGTGTATCGAGTTGTAAGGTTTGAGTATTTTTTTGAAAAAGAGCCGTACTATCCTTGTACTTTATAATACGTTCTTTCTGGACCTGCTTTTGCTCGGTATTGGTTACATCTTTTCGTGTTCTGCAACCTATCAAGATGAGGAACGCTAATAATGCAATGATTATTCTATTCATAACTTTCTAACATTTTGATTATTTTCTTTAAACTATTTTCATAATCAGGAGCAGTAGCATAGCCTGCTTTTGCTACCTCCTCTGCGAACTTGTAAGGGTCTGCTTTTACAAGCAACGCTTTAGCATATCGCTTGTTTTTGAAAAAGAATTGTGCGTGGTCGGTAAAGCATTCTTCAGGCGTGTCGTACTTCCTAAACCAATCCTTAACGGTGTACTTGTACTTACCACTCGGTAACATATTCACCGATATAACCAACGGAAACAAGTGCTTTAAATTGGGGCTACTTAATGTTTCCGTTGTAGTTAGTAATTGTTTCTTTTCAGGTGGTGTATCCTTACCTGCTTTTACACCAAAAAACATATTACCTGGCACACTCTTTCCCCAACCGCTCTCTAACGCCGCTTGTGCCAACGTAAAGAGGTAAGATATACCCGTTTTACGCTCCGTCTCAAGCGCAAAGGGTTTGTACTGTTTTATAAATTCTTTCGGGGTCATTGTTGTTCGTCTGTTTTATCGTTATCTAATTCGTTAGGAGTAATACCATTATTTACTTTTTCGTAAAACTCTTTTAGTTTCCCACTCTTCTCGTAGTTATAGAGTGCTTTCATAAAGAATTCGGGAGGAAATTTACCATTTGAAAGCACAAAAAGGTTTTTCGCTATATCTTTCACTGGGTATAATAACGAAATCATCTGTATTGTAATCTCAAACGCCCTACCTACATCTGTCCTACTTAGTGGTATATTCAGTATTGATAGAGAAATAAAGGCTATTGCTATGATTGCCATTTTAAAAATCGTGCCTTTAAGAAGTTCTACAAAATCAAAATCTCCCTTCTTAAAGTGATACCAAGCACCAGCTATCATATCAAGCATCAGCACTACCGATATACCCGCGTAAAAAATAGCATTCTGCTCCTTATCCGATGAGAAGTAGGCGTACAATAACAATAACGGTACACTCTTAAAGAATACCACAAAAAAATAAAACACCCTATCTCTTAGATGTATCTTATCATCAAAGTAGAAGAGCAAAACCAAAGGCGTTGCCCATATCGCTATCCTTATCTTGGCTTTGAGTAGCCACTTCATAAACTTATCCATTAGCTTCCTTGTTTATACGTTTAACAATAGGGTAAGGTGTTACGCTCGCCGCAATGTCCCACCAGTCAATAAACGTGCGTTTGATGTATTTGTCGTACAACTCTTTTGCAAGCCCCGCTAATAATACAGCTGCTAACGCTAAAATGAAAGCAGTTCCCACACTCCAAAATTTAAAAAACAGTGCAAAAAATAGCACTAACATACAATTGCCTACCTTTGAATGTAGCAATTTGTCCTTACCTATTAAGTTTCGTTTTAATTTATTCATAGTTATTTTTTATTCATCTTCATTAGCGGGTGTCCAATCAGTGGGTTTGTTGCCGCGTTCGAGTTTAATTTTACGAATCGTGTTTGTTTTTGTGCCGTCACCATTTCCTATAATAAAAACAAGAAATTCATCTCCTTTTTTAAAATCTAAATTCACATTATTTTTCCACACATTCAAGCCTCTTTTCAAAGAACCATAATTTCCATTACCTCCTCCGGCTAATAATAGAGGCCAACACCCATCTGCAAAATCACCGTCAATAGTAAGCGTTACAGTATCTCCTAATTTTATATCTTCTGTAACTCGATAAGAAGCTATATTATATTTATTATTAGTAACAACAACCCCGCTGTTTTTAAATAAATTTCTTCCAACAAAAGCTTTATTTTCAAACTTCTTGCTCATAGTAAGGTAATCACCCTCTCCCCACAACTCTACCATTCGCAACTCTTTTACATCGCTTGGCGTGGAGAAAGTTAGCCCTACCACGTTACTCGCATAGTCTCTTTGTATAGAACTAACCACTACACCAGCCTCATAGCCTAATACTTCAAATGTATTGCTCATTGTCTCCACGACAAGAACATAAGTGCCTTTTGTCAGTGCATTCATCGTGGCAATATTATCGCTATTCGCCTTGTCTATCTTTATAGATAACTCGTGTACAAAGCCGCCGCTTAACTTTTGCGAACCATTCACTTTAAAAGCGTTTGAGAGTTCAAACAAATACCCTTTTTTAGTAGGATACAACTGAAAATGAGTAATAACACTCTTATTCTCATTCATTGCTGTATATCGCCTATCAATATCCTTGTAAGGTATCACCAGCACTCTATGTTTTAGCCCCTTTGTAGGTCTATATTTGCAATCTAATGCTATATCTTTTATATTCTCTATACATTTCATATCAGTTGCATTCTCATTCTATGTTTATTAATTCGGTTGCTTTCACCACAACCACTATTACATCTATATTCGGGGAATAGTGTGGCATTCCTCTCAAGGTAACGCTCGCAATCTTGCCATAGCAAATCAGCTTGTTGCTTGTACATCGTGCGTACATCACGCCTTTCGTTTTGACTAATAGCCTCTCCATCTTGGTTCACCTTTTCTTTAATTCCCATTGGCGTATCTACCTGATGTCCAACGAATACATAACGGGCGTATGCAAAGTATGATAATACGGCTTTAAGTCCTGCAAATTCGTACTTTTTGCCCTCAAAGGTATAACTACCCCCCTCAAGCAATAACGTGTAATCTCTCACGGGCGTTTCGCTTGTCAAATCCTGAAAAAAACTCTCACAAACCAGCCCTTTAAAATCAAACATTTGCGCCTCTCTTATAAAGCGGTTAAACTCTTCCTCTTTACGAAATAGAGAAACACTCAAATACTTGCTACATTCTTGCTTATTAACTAATAACTTCATACTAATTCGCTAATTTCAAAAAGTCCGTTTGTCGAAATATCTCTTACAAAACCATCGAATAACTCCTCGAACATCTCTTGTACATCTTGCCTTTCCTCCTGCATTTGCTCCTGCATAAAGATACGAGCTTCTTTCAAACTTTCCCCTGATGTATTACCTAATTTCCCTTCCACGTAATCAATCAGCACTGGCGGTATATTACCATACGACTTGCGTATATTGTTCGCTGTTTTTTGGTCAGCATACTGAAACATATCAGCCTTGATATTGCTCTCTATAGGTTTTATCAGTACATTATTCTCCAACTTATCGCCCTGCATTTCCGTTTCAAAGTGAAATACGGATTGCTCGGCTTCTACACCTATGCTCTTTTTCAATTCATCTCTGAACTCTTGTCTATCATCATCGCTTTCCATTGGCGCAGTAACAACAGCATAAGTGCCGAAAAAGCCTTTTTTAAAGCCATTCCTTGTGAATACACTCGATAACCTTTCACTCTCACAATCACGCAACACTACATCAGCCCACGCCAGCGGGTAGGTATCATTCCTATCAAGGTTTAAGAAAAATACTTGCCCCTTGTACTTTTCCCAACCTCCTGCCTTAGCTACTTGTGCTTCTATAACATCAGGTCGAGGGTCGTATCGGTCAATAGCAACTAAATTCTCATCTCTATCCTTGTAGTTTGTAAGTTTATCCCAATCGTTATATATAAGCACCTTACCTCTGTAGTCGTTACTGTCTTTTGCACCTAATCTGCAATTCTTGTAAGGCAACACTTGCACGCTTATCTTCTCATAGAATCCGTTGTAATTCACGTGTACGAATGCGCCCTTATGTATTGCAATACTTCTGGCTACTTTCTTAAGCAAGTCGTTAGGAGTCTCCCTCTTATCATTCACAAACAACTCTTCTTTTCTAAATCTGACCCCTTGCGACCTTGCTTGCTCTCTTTTTTCAATTTCCAATGCAAAGCCACGCCCATAGATAAAGTCAGCAATTACACCCGCACAAGCACGAGCAGTGGGCGAACCTGCCACCAACTGCTCTATGATTGTCGGGTAATCATTGCCAACTCCATTCGCCAAGTACGGAAAGCCCTTAAACTTATCACTATTCGTACGTCTTTCCTCTTTTGCTAATTCTATCGCTTTCAGCCTTGTCATCTTCTAATTTATTAATTTGCTAATTCGCCAATCAACTCCTCCCAGTTCTCAGGATACAAATCAAAGTTCGCAATCCTATTAGGGTTAATCTTCAAGTAACGCAATGCAATATCATTCGTTAGCGTGTCGTTGTTAAACAACTCACTGCTACCAAAATCAATCGCTAATGAAGTAATGCCAGAGCGCAATCTGAATTTGCAAGGCTCATTACTATCCTCCTGCAACTCGTCTTGTGTGTTTTGTTCAGCGTTACCTTGTATCGCTTCTGTAGGTTGCAAATCCTCCTGCAACTCGTCTTGTGTGTTTTTCTTTGCCATAACTTTTAACTTTTTATGTAATTTTTCATTGCCCTCATTCACGAGCCTATTCCAGTACCCACTCAACTTATTGCCACAAGTCGTACAAGGGTCGTTGTCGTCAAATAAGTAAGCATAAAAGGCGATGAATGTATTTTTATCCTCCCCCACCGCCTTTTCATACCCACCATTGAGCAATTCATTTAAACTTTTTTCTGTAAAATTCATTACGCTGCCAGTTTTTTGTCGAATTTTTTCTTAGTGGTTGCGTAGTCAGTCTCAAGCCACTTCAGTGCCACATTCGGTTCCTTTTGGTTCGCTGGCGTTGCAATAGTAAGTTTGAAAGCCCCACCATTAGTGCGACCCTCGCCCTCAGTAACCTCCAATCCTACAAAATAGCCCAATACGTCAAAACTGCTCGCACCCTTTACCTTGTGTTCAATTACTGCAACTAATTGCGCCCCATTTACAAACTGGTCAATCTGTGCGTAATCATCAGCACTCTTGCCATACACTGTAATACCTATCGAGTGTTTGTAACCGTTGAAATCATCATCTGAAATCTCTGGTTTAATACTCTCTGATATGTGTGTTTCTTTGAAATTGTCAAAGAAATACCCAGTTTTACCGCTCTTCAGCACCAGCGTATTCATTTTGTTTTTGTCAGCCTCAATTGTAGTTGCCGCAAAGTCAATATCGGCTCTATTGATAAGCAAAATACGCTTCTCAATACCCTTTACTTTATCGTTACAATCAAAGGTCAAATCTTTACTTAAAGCATTAATACATTCTGCCATAATTCTCTTTTTTTAATTTATTAAATTTGTCAATTAGTAAATTCGCTAATCTACTAATTGACAAATTCGTTAATTACTAAATCGCCATCGCCCCAGTAGTGCCTATCACACGTTGGAAATCCATTTTGTAAGCCGCTTTCATATAAACATGCTCATCTTTACCTCCAACATACTCAATTTCAATGTCATTGAGAGAGCCCATCGAGTCGATACCCACTTGGCATTCTGATTTATCCAACAAAATCACACGGTGAGGGTTATCCCACTTAGTTCCGTTACTAAAATCACGGCGAATAATCTCATCAAACCAGCGATGCGTTACAATAGGTATACCCTCAAACTCGCCAACCATATAACCACCCTCCATCTTGTTGAGCGTTAATTCGTTTTTGTACTCACTTCTCATGTGGCGAGATAGATTTGTTGCCATTGAAAAAGTGGACAAAAATATAGGTTGTGAACCGTCGGCAAATGTTAGCGGGTCTGCCTTGTCAATCAAAGCAGTAAAAGCATTAAATGCTGTGTCACGTGCCAATGCCGATTGCGATGCAAATGTGTTTTGCGCATTCTCAGCAATAGTTACTCGCTTGTTCGCATCGGTAGTAACCATTTTCAAGAATTGAGTATACAAACCGTTAATCACATTGTAATTCTCTTTTGCTACACCAGCCTTCAAATTTGCGCTACCACTCCCTGAACCTACATTACTAGCCTCCTTGTTCCCAAAAAACACGAATTTATTGAAGTCTGTTTGAATCGCCTTGCCAAAACGCTCCGCCAAGAAAGCTACAAAGTCGGTATCTTCAATGTGTATCTTCTTAATACCTTTCTTGCTTGCCCATTGCAGAAACGAATTTTCTAATGCGCTATAACATTCTCTAATAGTAGCCCTTAATGCTACTGGCTCCCACCAGCCAGTTCGAACTGGTACATCAAAGGGTACAGGCTCCATACCGCACCCAGTATCCTTGCGTGTTACCCCTTCTACAGCCCCATAATAGCCGTATTCTGTATTCGTGGTAACATTCTCCACAATTGTCAATGCTTGTTTTGCATCAGCATTGCCAAGCGTGCGTTCCTCTACCAAGTCTTTAATATCCTTGATATATTCCTTGGTGCGCTCCTGCTCCTTGATAAATTCTTTTAATTTTGTTTGTGCCATACCTACTTTTTTTAATTCTTATAAGTCGCTATACGCGCCTTAATTTCATCCAAACTTGACTTTTTGTTACCTTTACCGGTTGCATTGCTTGCAACACCATTGTCTTGCACTTCAAATTTACTTTGTCGCTTCTCAATGCGTTCAAACTTCTTCTGCAACTCATCCAACCTTTTAGAAATCATTCCAAAGCCCTCCAATACAGATTTAGCGAACTCATCATCAGCACCCTCGCCTTTGTCAGATTTATCGCCTTCATCCTTAGAAGATTCTTTTTCTTTAATCTCTTTGATAACACCACCCTCTACAACAAGGGTACGTTCGTCTTTCAGCAAATAATCACCGTCAGCAAGTGGCTTCTCAGCATCCTCGCCTCCGTCAGTCTTTTGCTTCACTTTATCCCCAACAGCAGGCTCGTCCGCCTCCGTCTCCACGGTAATAATATCACCATTTGCTAATGTCAAATCAACATCAAACAGCGATTTACCAAATAATGCCATTAAGGCACGTGCAAAAACACTTTTTTTCATATTCTTTTTATTGTTTTTTCTACCTATATAAGCCTCGTAACGGCTAAAAAAGTCCCCTAATATATTAGGCTCTTTCTCCAAAATATCGAATACTTCGGGGT